ATGGCAGCTAACCCCGCAGGTGTGGTATTGGTCGCTATTGGTGCTCTCGCTACTCTGCTGGTGGTCCTTACAAGTAATACTGATGATGCTGCAGAGGCGCAGAAAAAACTAAACGAACAGTTAACTCAGTCAATAAAATTAAATGAACAGGCAGCTAAACTAGCTGAGCAGACTTCTAATGTACAGTTAGCCACTCTGCAGAAAAACAGGGCTTCTGCGGCCGCTATCCGGGCTGCTGAGGCTCAGGCTTTACGCGATCAGGTGGCCTTGGTAAAAGATTCGTATGACAGGGCTACGGCTGTTCTTGCTACTTATGGCACGGACGTGAAAAAGCTATCAGATGAACAAGCTACCCAACGTCTGGAAACACTTAAGACACAGCAGGACGCCCGGCAAAAGTATTTCGATCTGGAAAACCAGCTGCAGGTAAAAAGGATCCAGAATCAGAAAGAAAGCGAAGACGACTTGCTAAAAAGTGCTACAGCTTTTGCAGAGGCAAGAGTAGCCAGCGTTACGAGAAACAGTAAAGCTGAAACCGCAGCCCAGATAAACGCCATTCAGGTAAGGCAGGCAGAACAGCTAAAAGCTGAGGGCATCACAGAAGGCGAACGGGCAAAAATAATAGCTGACAACGCCCGGGCAATAGAAGATATACGCCTACAGGCTCAACAAAGATCATTGGCCGATAGGATTGCCAATCTACAGGCAGAAGGTCTGAGAGAAAAAGATGCCTATCTAAAATTAGCTAAGGATATTGAAGTAGTGCTTCTTCAGGCACAGGCAGACACCATCGGAAAAAGTGCAGCCCAAGCCCGTTTAATTGAGGCGAAAAGAGATACCGATATTCAGAGTTTACGCAAAGCACATTATGCCGCATTAGCTACTTTGGATAAGGTAGATAAAACACGTCTCACACTATTAGATGCTGAAAGGGTAAAAGCTTCTGCGACAGTTGCCGCCGATCAATTAGAGATCAGAAGAGTTGCTAACGAACAACATTTCAAGTACATAAAAGAGTTAGCCGACAAGGAAAAAGAAGCAGCTATTGCCGCCCGGGATTTCTCTATCACTATCGCTTCTTCTCTGGCAGGTTCACTCGCGACTATACAGCAAAATCAAACAGAAGCGCAGTCCATAGAACTGAAACGACAGCTGGACGCGCAACTTATCACACAGGAACAGTACGATCGTGCTATAAGAAGACTTCAACATGATCAGGCAATACGTGAAAGGGATGCCGCCATATTCCAGGCCAGTATAAGTTTGGCTCAATCTGTTTTGAAAGTACTCGCTGATAAAACGGTACCTGTCTATTTACAGGCGCTTTACATTGGCCTTAACACAGCTGCTGCTCTCGCCCAGATAGCTGCTATCAGAAGTAAGCCTATACCTTCTTTCGCCACAGGTACCCAATCAGCACCTGGGGGTGAATCATTGGTAGGTGAAGCGGGTGCAGAATTAGTATACAATAATGGTCGCTGGTCTGTCGCTACTAAGGCTACTATTATGGACCTGCAGAAAGGCGCTAAAGTTATACCTGCCATGGAGACAGCACAGATATTACAGGCTTATGATATGCCTGTACCTTCTTTGCCCAAAGGTAGTGATACTACAATTATTCAGGGATCAAGCATAGACTATAATAAATTAGGTAGGATCATAGGTAAAGAGATAGGTAAAATACCTTTCCAATCCACTGATATTACAGAACAGGGAATTAGCAGGATAACCACATCGATAGCGGGAAGAAGCAGATATTTAAAATCACGGTACAGATCTAATTAATTATGTGGAGATTCACGTTGATCGGCAGCGCAGGCACAGAAACACAAGTAGATGATCCTCAGGGATGGGAGGACCTAACAGTAACCCTGGATCGGGATGATACCTGGAAGGGTATATTCTTCGGTTATCTGGTTGATAAACTGCAATTCGATGGTATAGGCGCAATGCTTATAAAAGATGAGTATGATACAAATGGAGTGAGCGGACAGATGCAACTACTGATAGAATACCTATGTGGAGATCCGGGCGTATTCGCTTTTTTCTATCAGGGTAATCTATCATTTGTGCAATACGGCGATTCATGCGGAGACGAATGTTTGGTATCGATAGGCATTGAAGATACTGGAGACATCATGTTAATGCGCAATAACTATCAGGTAGACGTAAATCTGAATAACAGTTTCGCTTTTGACGGTGAAACAGTTTTAACCGATTACGCTAAGTTAAATTTTGATCTTACGATTCCCTCTCGTGGAATCCTGCAGAAAAGTACAGGTTCCAATACGGTATTACAATCCATGAGTTTTTTAGAGTACCCCGGATGGGGAGACATTTCTGGTAGCGGGACTGGCACAGAGCAGGGAGGCTTAATGCCTATTTTTAGTGAAACACCCTTAGCCGAAATAGAAAACACGTCTATCAATACTGGTCCGTTCTACGATTCGGGTATCCGGTTTAACGATGGTACGAATTCATACCCTACACAGCCTTTTATCGATCTCGTAACTAATCAATCACTAAAGTGCGCACCGCAGGGAGTACATATGCAGATGAGATTAAAAGGTCGGCTGATCGATAACAGTAATGCCACCAGAATAGTTGATCTGAACAGTAACATTGGCGTAGGGCCTAATGCAGCTAATGTTACTAATCTGGATAATCAGATACTGGCGACATATGAAGAGGGTACATTTCAAACTACTGAATTCGATGTATCCTATGATCAGATCGTAAGTATGAATCCCGGCGATAAGCTATACGTATACGCCATTATTACATATCAAAAACTATCTTCTGCCGTTATACAACAGTTGGTTATAGAATGGGATCCTGAGACTTTTGTTAGTTTTACGGCTACCAGCTATTGCGATCCAACTATCGTTAAATCATACATGATCAATGAGGCTACGAGTAGAACCATCGAAGCTATTACTAATGGCGATATTAGATTTTATTCTACCTACTTTGGTCGTATAGATTCTGAGCCATATGCCATTGGGGATAACCCATGTCCCGGCTTATTTGCCGTCACTAATGGTCTTAATATGCGCCGTCGATTGCTGGCTGATAATACCCAACCTGGATTTTTCGTTAACCTGAAAAAAATATTTGACGACCTAAACGCCATCTACAATATAGGTTTGACCATAGAACCCGATCAAAATAGACCTGCCTATAATAGGTTACGTTTTGAAGATTGGCGCTACTTCTTTCAGGATGATGTAGGTTTAGTATTTAACGATGCTACTAAAATAAACAGAGACGTAGACGAAACACGTCTGTTCAATCGCTTGACAGTAGGCTATAATAAATGGACAGCGGGACAGTTTACCGGTCTGGATGAATTCATGACTAAACGTAAATACCGAATAAATATAAACGCTATAGATAAGGAGTTAGTCATGTCTACGGATATGATATGCAGTACATATACTATAGAGATAACCCGTAGGTTAGATCAAACTACTCAGGACTGGCAATACGATAGCGATATATTCGGATTATGCCTGAACGATAACTATCAGGTAGCACTATTCACAGATCCTGTATATGGTTCTTATGGGGTGTCTAACGTACTGGATCCTGATAGCTGCTATAACGGACGTATCAGTCCTGCGCGCAGCGGGGAACATTGGTTCAGTTATGTGCTACAGGGCATACGTACGTTGGGGCCAAATAGCAGGCTTATATTCACGACCGGCGAAGGTAATTATATAGCCGAATATGGTATTAAGCTATGCGGCATGGAAGGAGCCGAATTATCTGAAGGACAGGATATTGAAATCACCACCTTTGAAGATATAACAGACGCCAAGCCTGTTATATATCCGGAAACTATTACTTTCGATCACGCGTTAAGCTGGAATGTATTTACCAGGATACTGGCCGAGCCTAATCTAAAATATAAAAGCATAGCGGTAAAGTGCAATGGCAATATTACACAGGCCTGGTTAAAAACGTTGGAGTATAAACCTAATGCAGGAATGGCTAAAATAGTAGCTATTCCGAAAAACAATTCTATAATACCTGCTCCCGTTCCTCCTGAAACCTGCGGGGCTACCATAGTTCCGGGAAGTATTACTCTCACTGATTTTGAATATGATGGATCCGAAGGCGTTGCTAAATTAGATTTTACAGAGGGAGTACCGGGTGCAACTTTATGGCATTTTATCGTTACGCAAGGTAGCACACCCGGATCTGGTCCCGGTATATCAGGTAATGCGACTTTCCATCCTATTACCATTGGTGGTTTATCTCCGGGTACATGGAGTGCATTTATTGTACCCTATTGCGATGTCGCTAATGTGGGCGCTAATTATGCTGAAGGTACTTTTGAATTACCCGCACCGGCGCTGAAAATGCTGATAGATGCTAAATTAATAAGTACTAATAAAGCACAGATGACTATAACGCCTGATACAGGAATTACTGTTACGACTGCTTTCTCTTTCAAATGGGGTTTATGTTTCGTCAATACTTCCAGTGGCTTAACGTATTGTCACGGTTTTCCGGGAGCGAGTCCCGCTACGCCAGAAACAACGGTGAACTATCCCATAGGAGGTACTTCTGTAATATCCGTATCTGCTCAAGGTACTGCCGTTCCCAGTTTCGGATACATCCAAAAAATAGTTATATTTGACATGGTAGGTATTACAGCAGCTGAGATCTCGAAAGCTAGTCTGTCATCGTGGCCGTTAGAATTTATGTAATATGATAATAACATCACCTACTACGAGTTTTGTAGATTTCAATGGTACCCCTGTCAATTGCGCGGGGGATGAAACCGAATTAGCATTACCTGCTTTCGATAATTTCGGAGTTAAGTTTCAGTTTTCTGCACTGGACGAGTTGGTACCCAATAGTACAGTCTTTTATGCTGCCGTATGCAATACTGAATGTACTACTATATACGATCCTTCATACGAAGCCGTCCATGTATGTAACAGGTATGTTCTGAATATAGCAGGTACGCCGCTGGTAGACGAAGATTTTCCTTTAACTATCAATGCTTATTCACCGGCACCTTATCAGCCCTTAATACCTGCAGGTACTTATAATCGTTCAGCCCTACTAACCGCCTTGTCTGATGGATACGATTTTAACATTCCGGGTTTCGACTTCATTACATGCTGCCCCGATGAGATCCCTACGATTTCAGGAATTTCTGTTACCCGTGCATCAGGCGGCGGGGGAGTAGAACTGCAGATGAATAGTTTTTTCGCTAGTGGATACGTTAATTTTCCCACTACGGCTATGACCTCTTACGTATCTATTGGGCAGTGTTTCAGGTACTGTATATTGAATGAAGCTAAGCAGGTAATAGGTTGCAGCAATTTATTTACCCGGATACAAAACTCCTGCTATACAACCGTATTCAATTATTACAATGAGGAAAACAGCTATGGATTTAAGTACATAGTATTGCCTGACGGTTCAATAACTGAAAATGAGATCAGACTATACGTCCATTTTAATAAGCCGACTTTCGAAATTGTTGAAAATATAGTCAGGCAGTCCGACGGCGTGTTAAAAAGAACAGCTACAGTTATTCAACGTCAATTTGTAGGTAATGTAGGCTATTACTCTGATGATCAGCATTATAAAATAGTAATAATGCTTAAAAGCGATTACTTGCATATCCTATATGCCAACGGAAATATTGATCGCAGAATGACACAGACAGGCGAATATACTCCTGATTATCCTGAGGGTAATACATACGTATCTGCACCGGCCAGTTTTTCAATTACCGATTTCACGAAAACTGTCGTAAATAATAACTGTGGATTCAGTTGCGGCGTAGAAGTATTAGACGATTGTACGGTAGTAATCAGTCCGGGCGGTAATCCGAGTAGATATCACGTAGAGTTCACTGTTCCTACCGGAGCCATGCCTATTGGCGCCACTACCTACACAGATACTAATTTAGTGGCGCGAAGTGACGTAGAGGTGTATAGAGAAGGATTGATCCAATATAAAACAGGCGATAACTATTATTCATTTGTCAGTGCTACAGGCGTGGTAACCGTTTTTCCTGCCGTATCTGCTCTGGAAAGATTTTCAATATGGGTAGTATAGGTATTTTATTATTGGCTACAGGACACCAGAACTATTACAGAATGGCTGTTAATTTAGCTGCATCTATTAAGAGACATAACGCTCAGGTGGACATATCATGCGTTATAGATGCCAGTCCTTTTCCGATAGCTTTTTCTCCGCTGATAGATAAACATTTCCGAATTCCGAGTATGTTGCCCGGAGATCTGAAAACCAGAATATATGAACTATCGCCGTACGACAGAACACTATACCTGGATGTTGACATGATCATGCTACCGGACCGGGATATTACAGAACTGTTTACAGAACTGGACGGCGTGCCTTTTACTGTAATGAATACGTGCGCAGGAGACGATTACAGCGTGTGGGTAGATGCGACAGCCATAAGATCAGCTACTCAAAACGTAGACGATCCGTTGCCAGCCTATTATTCGGAGTTAATGTATTTCGAGAAGTGCGAATATACGGCTTCTTATTTCGAAAAAGTGAGATATGAATATGTCACTTCTGAACTGCGGGGCAAACAATTTGCTGGCGGTATGGCAGACGAATTAGCCTTTATTCTCGCTTCCATGAAAGGTAGAATATTCCCGCATAAGTTAAACTGGTTACCTATATTCTGGCACTTCAGAGATAGAAAGGATACAGGTTTGCAGCCTTATCAACTGGCTAAAAAATATTATGGGTATTCCCTTGGAGGTAATCGCACCCCGCCACATGTAAAAGCACAGTATGATAATCTGGTTTCATACTATGCACAGGTAATGAAAGTTACAAAACCATATAAGGCCGTCGATAAAAGGATGTACTTATCTAATAGATCAAAAATTTAGAAAGATGCCATTCATAGTAACACCTGGAGTTCTAACGAGTTATGCAGATAATAAACTATGTCATACCTCATATGAGATCACATCTACCAAATATCGTGAGTTAAAGGCGCATGCTAACGGCTACATGCCTGTCTGCCTGATAGAAGAGCGCAGACCTTCTGAGAGCATAGAGATTAAAGATTATAGGCAGAAGATCTATCAGCCTATGACTAAATCCTCATTTACTAAGGTCATATCCAGTTTAGCAAAGATCCGTCGTTCTCCGGATTGGTCCATTAAGTTTAACGGTAAAAAAATATCTTCTATTACGGCAGAAGAGACATTAGAAGAATATACTACTAAGAATTACCCATATAGTCTTATAAATATAACCAATTGGACTTTTGGCATATGCTTGAAGAACTATCTTTTAGACGCCAACGCGGTTATATTAGTAATGCCTATCAATTTGAATAAAACGGATGAGGGAGATTACTATAAGCCCTTTCCTTTTATATTCAATTCGCCTAATGTATTGGATTATAGAGAAGGAGAATACGCTGTTCTGTTATCTGAATCTACCTGTAGCTATACGATATATGATAGTAATGGGCATTCTACAGGGATTGCTTCTAATGGCTGTATCATACATGTGGTGGACGATGAATCTGTCAGGACATACCAACAGACAGATAACATGAAGAAAATGCAGCTGGTACGTACCTATACCCATGGATTGGGGTACATACCTGCCTTCAAAATGCCCGGTGCGTTTTTCGAGACGTGTGGAGATACGTTCATCAATGAAAGTAGGTTATCGGGTATGTTACCCGATCTAAACGAAGCCGTAAGAGAGTACAGCGACCTGCAGGCGGAAATCGTACAGCATGTTCATAGTACCATGTGGATGTACGTAAACATAGATTGTCCTACTTGTAATGGCGTAGGTAAAGAACAAGTATTCGAAGATAGGTTTGAGACATGCCACTCCTGTAAGGGTATGGGTAAGATCTCTGTATCCCCTTATGATAATATAGCCTTAACTCCTCCGCAAATGGGAGAAAGTGCTATGCCTTCACCACCGGCTGGCTATATCCAGAAATCAGATGTAGCCCTCATGGTCACGAAGATGAATGAAATGTTCTACGAGAAATTGTATAACGCTTTAGCGGCGATCAATATGCAATTTCTCAGTTCTGTTCCTTTATCCCAATCCGGAAAAGCTAAAGAAGTAGATAAAGACGAATTGAATAATTTTGTTCATTCTATCGCAGAGGACATAGTGTATATAATGGATAAGATCCTATCTATAACTGCGGATATCAGATACGGTGTTGTGGTCGTCGATAAAACCAAAAGACAAGCTATGCTACCTAAAATAGCCGTACCAGCTGTTTTTGATTTACTATCTTCCAGCTATCTGGTAGACGAAATTAAAACTGCCAAAGATAGCGGGGTTGCTACGCTTATTATTCTCGCGCTGGAAACAGAATTCGCAGCTAAGAAATTCTACAACAATCCAGAGGTAGCACAACTCCTGCAACTCACATTTAATCTGGATCCAATACCCGGAGAAAGCGTTGAAAATAAAGCCTTAATGCTGGGAAACGAGGGTGTTTCTCAAGAAGATTATATAATCAGCTGTAATATCGTACCTTTTATTAAACGCGCATTAAGAGAGGATCCTGATTTCGCCAGTAAAGAATATGATGTTCAGATGCAGATAATGGATAAATACGCGACCGAAAAAATGCCTGACCCGGCCGCAAAAATAACACCTGAGCCAGATCCTACACTCGAAGAAATACCAGTAGCATGACCAATGAGGAATTGATTGATCTGATAAATAAAACTGTCGATGATGCTGTCATCAATATGAATAGCAGCATTCCTTCTGCGCAGAATCAGATTTTTAAGGAGGTACAACGTCTTGCAAAAGATCTGGACTACAAAAATGGTAAGGCGACAGTATCAGTAAAAAATATACGTATCATGGGGGCAATAACAAAGCGCCTCAGACGTATCATTCTATCTACCGATTACCTGGATCACGCTAAAGATTTCCTGAAAGCCTTCAACACAGTAACAACGTTACAAAATCAATATCTGGCTAATGTTACTGAAGATTTCAAATATGGACCTGTATTGAAACAAATTAAGTTTCAGGCAATAGCCGATACTTCTGCCTCTCTTACGCAAGAGGGGCTGACCAGTGGGGTAGTAAATAAACTCAGAGACGTATTAAGGACTAACATAACTACGGGTGGTTCTTTCGATCAACTACTGGATCAGTTTGCCGGGATAACCAAGGATACTGATAAAGGTAAAGGGCTATTGAATAAATACGTAAAGCAGGTTACGACAGACGCTTTGAATCAATATTCCCGAAACTATTTACAGGCGGCTGTAGGCAATACCCCTGATCAGTGGTACCAATATACGGGCAGCTTAATAACTACCAGTAGAGATTTTTGTATTGCCATGGTGAAAAAAAGATACTTCAATGTCAGGGAAATACCTAAGCTATTATTAGGCGAGTTTACGGAGTTCCAAGAAATGAATGGAGGCGCAGGCGGAAAGATGGACGAGAAAACAAAACTCCCAGACGGTATGATTGAAGGGACTAATGAGGCTAATTTTCTTACTTTTCTTGGGGGGTATTTGTGTGGACACAGAGCAATACCTGTACCCACACTCATCGTACCTAAAAAAGTATTGGCTGAATTCCAAGCTAACTATGCTGCTTAGTTAGCTTCTGCACGTTAATGCCTTTCTTAATTAATACGTAACATATTTGTTCTATGGAGGTCTTAGACTTACCCGCTATCTTCAGCGCGGCCTGTATGTTTATTACTTCTTCGTAGATATCTGCGGGAACGTCTTTAAAGTTCCATTGAATCTTTTTTGTTGCCATTACGGTATATATTTAGTATGTCGGGATATGATTCCCGCCACTTTGTTACTATTTCTTCCGGAGTATTGCCCTCAATTACACCTCTTCTTCCGCTATCACTGTAACTTCCACCCTCAGCAAATCGAGGTAAAGGCTGGCTCATGATCACGGCTTGCTGTGTAGAACCCATAATCATCACTATAAGTATCTGCATATCTACTATGTTCAGCCTATCCTTCTTAGATTCATACTTTTGATAGGACCGCACTGTTATCTTACTCCGTTTTATATCTCGCCACATAGTGTGCAATCGAAGTAATCTATTACCGACACCGGTAGCGTTTTCTATAATGGCTTTAAGCGTAGCAACCTTACCCGCAGCAAGTCCCGCGTATTCTGTATTCTCCATATGTGTAGCTTTTATAGTAAAGATACTACTATTTTCTACATGAAAGTTTTTATACTAAAAATAGTATTAAATTTGATTACATGAGAGGTATAAAAATAATCATAAACGGACAACCGACCTACCTGCCTTATAATAAGCAGACAATTGCACTTTATGAGGAACGCAACAATCTGTTACGTGGTAAAGCAAAAGAACAGGAGGAAACCGCTACTATTTTACAGATGACAGAAGAAGAAGTAAACCAGTATTTGTATGCTGCTGTTATACCTTCTACCGCTGGAATATCTTCTCAGGCGCAGTCCGGCGTAGACATTAATAAGTTGATGGAACTACTCATAACTCAACAGACTGAGTTAGCAGAATTGAAAAAACAGATATCGGCTGGCTATCCTGTTCCGAATATTGCCGCAGGAACGCCTTCACCGAAAGGTACTAAGAAAACGGTATCTCTCCCTATCAAGCTGGACGACGAGAAAGGAATCATCCCGGATCCTGTTTTACCGGGAGTGATAACAGATGAACTGCAAGACTTCACCTAATTAAACTGCATTTATATGGCTAAGCCAACCAAACCGAAAATTAGAACAATCAAACCTCGTCCCTGTACAGGTTGCAAATAATACATTATGACTATAGGCGCTTTTTTAGGTGCAATACTGCCCAAATTAGGAATCGATACGGCTTCCGCAAATCTCGCAGAAGTATTAGCTTTAGGTTTGGATATTCCCGATAACATGGCTGTTCCTCTGGTCACCCAGATTACAGCAGTCCCTCTCCTTACCATGGAAGCTGCGCAGAATAATCAGCAGCTAAAAAACAAGTTTAAAGCCGAGGCGCTCAATGCCGTAGACGTTACACTCGGTTCCTTAATGACCGAGTATCAATTAGCCGATGATGTCGTAAGCGAAATAAATGGTACGGGTAATACCTATCAGAAAATACCTGCGCTCGTAAAGAAAATACACGCATTGGAAGTCGCTAAATCAGCCGCCACCAGCAAAGAGAAGCCCGAACTGACTAACCAGATTAATGCCCTTAATCAACGATTAGCCGATATTCAGGCATCAACTGCTACGACTATAGCCCAGAAAGATCAACAGCATCTGGATGAAATGTCCGACATGCTGTTGCTGAATACTATCCGTTCTAAGAATCTGAATACCTCCGTATTTCCGTTGGAAACTGTCGTATCATTTGCTGAACAGTTAGTCAAGCAGGAACTTCAGAAAAAAGGAGTAAAGATTAAGAATGTTAATCGTACCTTACAGCTTAAGCAAGCTGCTGAAGAGGCACTTGACTATTATGATACTAATAATTCGCTGGTGACCGTTGATGCTCTCGTAGATCAGGTTCTGGCTAACAATAAACTAATCGCGGTTACTTCACAGGCTCAGGTTCCCGCACCTGGGAACAACGGGCAACAGCCAATAATTCCTACTCAACAGAACCAGAATGCTCCGCGCGTCGGTATGTCCTCTAAATTGGATGCTGCTTTAGCTGATTTTCATGGTCCTAAGGGTATAGTGTAATTATATTCAACTTTTTAATAATGGCTAACGGATATTGTCCTTACGTACTCGCGCATCTGAAAAGTATTGCGCAGTGTAATGCCCCTTCTTCAAAAATAACACCTGCTGGTTTTACCCGCTCCTTACTGGAAAACCGTCCTCAGGTTGAAATCATCAATCCTGCCGGCGCCCTGAAACTGGACGATGGTAAAGGTCACATTCGTGAAGTGCGCCTGAAATACCGCGAAAGAGGTTTGCCTGCGCAGACTGTTACAGAGGATACCTGTAGCATAGAAGTTATTCCTGCATATAAGGAATTAACACTGGCTACAACCAATTATCGTAAGCTGGGCCTTTACCTGGACGACGAAACGCTGGCTCACTATTGTGCTGATGCCACCGAAATGGTGAGAACTAACGGTATGCCTACTGCTCTAATGGCTGATTTCATGGACATGGTAATGGAGAATTCGAACGCGCTGATTGGTGCGATTGATATGGATCTGTTAACGTTGATGGCTACTAAGTTCGGTACAAATGTGGTTACCCATAGTACTGCGGCAATGAGCATCAATTTCCCGCAATCTACTGTAGTTAATAACCTCAATACAGGTATGACCCAGTTGCTGCAGACAGCTTCTCAAAATGAGGTTTGCGGTGATCTGATCATGTTCGGCAGCGGTTTATTCAATAACTACAATCTTCAGTTACCGGCTGTTGGTCTTGCTGCTACTGGTGTAGATAATAGCCGTTTCAGACAATTCAAATGGTATAACGATATATACGCTGAAGCTATTCTCGGTACCAACCACGTGGGTGCCTTCTCCGCAGGTTCTCTGGGCATGATTGAGTTAAACAGGTATCAGGGCTGGAGAGCAGGTTTAAGAGGTACATCTGAATTTTTCACGATGCCTTTACCTATCGAATGTCCTGAATGTTACGGCAACTACGATTCAATGGATTTCGACGTACAAATCAAGTATGAAGATTGTCCTGTTGAAGTGTTAGTGAAAGGTATACTCACTACTATTCCTCGTGGATGGGTTATGTATATCGGCAAAGCGTTCGGCCTATTCACTATACCTACAGATGCTTATCAGGGTACTGCATATGACGATGCATACAATGATAGACTTGTAGGTAATAACGGTACACTTCGTTTTGTAATCAGCAATACCTAATCATGGCTATAGGATCCGTAATAATTGGTTGCTATTTCGATTATATCGGGATAGAAAGATGTGAAGATGTCACTCCCGATAGTGGACTGTTCATAGGCGATCTACCCGGCATGACCAATGCAGTAATACAGGCTATTACGGATCCTGAGGACGGAACATACCTGAATACCTGGATCAAAATACAGAACCGCGCTATTTTAACTTTTCGTACTCACCTGCTCAAGGAATTGAATAAGTGTCTGCAAATAAATAAAATGGAGACGGTAGAATGTTTAGCCTGTGAGAATAAGGAATTATTCGCACTGGCTCTACAGAATTTGTTAGGCAGCTTTACCATGATTCAGGCACTGTATAACTGGAATCTTTCAAGATATTCGACTACAGATAAAAATGCGGTAGAGGATATGAAGGCCTACTATTTTACAGAGTTCCAAACAGAACTTGCAGCTGCCGTGAAGGGTATAGACGTACTGAATAGCGATTGTGTAGTTATGGAAAAGACTTGTCACATAGCGGCTAACGGTCGCATAAGTATCCAGCAATCCCGTATGTGATGATAGAGATTAATCTGAACACTAATTTTCCGCAGGTAGCTTCCGAAATAAGGCAGGCAGTCATTGATAAAATACTGACTGACAACCATCCTATTTTGATCATTGCGGCGAGTGGTGTATTATCTCTGATGGCTTACCGTATCCATACGGAAGGGCGACGGGCTAACGGATCTGCTATAGGGCGATACGATCCTGCTTATCTGAAAGTAAGACAGGGGCGTAAGTATAACCGCACATCTGACCCAACAATGATTTTTTCATTGACACGTCAAATGGAAAACGATTTCACAGTTATAGCTGAAGGCGAGACAGTTGGTTTAGGTTTTAAAAACGTTTACAACTACAAGCAGAAGGCACTTAATCTGGAAAAATCACATCCTGGTACGTATGGTCTTAGCGATTATGAGGAATCAATAATGTTAGACGTAGTAAACGAGTACATAGATGGTCTATTTACCTGATATAGTTAATCAGATTAATGCCGCCCTGAAATCTCGCTTTGGGAAATATCCGACAGCAGCATATCACGGGCTTACTACTTCAGCGGTTACTGTTGACGGGGACAGAACAATGTCTTTTCCTTCTATCATCAATTTGGGCGGATCTGTGATCTATGACGTATCATTCTCTAAGAAGATACCCATGACTATTTACCATCGTGCACTGGCTTCTTCTTTTACTGTCGGTACACAGGGTAGTTATGGCGATGGCGATCTGATTAATGATCAATGCACTACTTCTATGCGCCTGGTGTGTGTCGGTAATAGGATCGATATAGCTATTGAGCCAGAAGAACTGGCTATGATACTTGTTGATACGTTGCCCACCGGTGTGAGCGCCATAGGTGTAAAGTATATGAAAGTATATCCTAACAGTATTCAGTACGATGCCCAGACCGTTTTTGCTCAGGAGTTCAAGAATATTCCGTTCAACATAGGTCCGGAGAGATTTCTATTTTCAATCAATTATACTATCGGGGGTGGCTACTTTCGTGGTTGTCTCAAAAACTGTGATTGCTAAACTTTTAAATTAACTAAAATGCCTACTATATATTATCCAGGCTGCGAGACAGAAGAACTACCGTTTTATACATGTGATCCCTGCGAAGAGTATGAAAGCGCTCGTGTAAGATCTGTATTTTTCGTCACTGCAGCTTATTATGCTATCCTGCAAGCCAACCCCCTAAGTCTGGCCTTATGGCAGGCAGGTATATTGAGTGAAGATATCGTCATTATACCAAAAGTGGTAGGTGCCTTAGACGCTCCGGATCCTATTACCGGTACAGGATATGGCGATGATCTGGAGACCAATTTAGGTAGAGACTATACCCTTACCTGGAGAGATCCGAACTACAAAAATAACTGTAACTTCTACAATAGTTTAGCACATAAGAATGGTGTATACTATGTAGGATACAGGACCAGTACTCAATCTGCGATCAGCGATAAAACAGTTACGCCCGATGCCCGCGCACCGATTACTGAAAATATCGAGGATAACGTAGAATGGAATGGTTCTGCTAAATGGAGAAGTCGTTTCCAACCATGTCCGTTTGATACGCCTGCAGGGGTATTCTCCTGCTTCGGCTTACAGAATTAACCGAAATGGGGAGTTAACCGCTCCCCATTAATTTTTACTGCTCATGGCGTTTATAACAGAATTCACAATAGGTAATCCCGGAGCGCCAGCAGACGGCTCGCAAAGTTACTATAACTCGCTACTCGCTGGCGCCCCATTCAGGATATTCAGAGAGGGACAATACCAGTATTTATCTGGCGTGAATAGAATATTCCCTACTGGAACCGGTACTGTGTTTTTCATACCTGCTTTTACTGCGGGAGAGAGAATAAAAATTATTATATGAAGTTGATTTTTTCTTTTTGCCTATCACTTATTACCTTATCTGTATTTTCACAGACGCAACCCCCTATCGCCCAGAATAGTAAATTGTACGAGTTCAAAAATGGTCTGCGCATTGACTCTGCTTTCTTCGCACCGCGCAGAGATACATTCACCACAGATGCTACTATGAAGGCCCCAGGAATGCTTCTATATAACCTATCTGATAGTATTATGTATTACAGGAATAGTTTTGCGTGGAAACCCTTATTGTCAGGATCACTAAATGCTTCTTCTTTGCAAGACGTTACGACAGTTGGAGATACGACAAGTAACGTTATTTCTTTTACAGATTTCGTAAACTACCAGGATGTGACTGGCCTAACCATAGGCAGGGGAATCATCTATAGTGGACGTATATTCGCCGGCACGTTCGAGGATCTCGGAATGCAGGAAAATAACTACTCTAACTTCGTGCACGGACAAGCGCAATATGCCTCCATAGGACTCACTACCTTGTCTTCCGGAGGGGATATGACTATTCAGGGACCTAATTTAATTTTCTCTCAGACTGGTACACCGACGGTATCTACTTTCAACTCGCGGGTGAGTGGGAATGCGGCTATTAATTCTAGTGATTTTGTGACCTTGCAACAGTTCAATGACTCGATTGCGGGTAATACCCTGTATACGGGTGATGGGGTTTTATCCAGCGATAGAATAGTAGACGGGAATACACATTCCATTCTGTTTAATAACATATCGTCTTTCGAAAAAAACATGTCTAACGGCTCGGATGCAGGTGATTATTCATATCAACCAAACTCTTTTAACTTTGTATGGAATCCATCAGGTGAGCCTACCAGCCAGATAGGATATAGTTCTAATGCTTTCGGCGTATCGTTAGCTACTTCGGGCCAGTATAATGTTACTACATCAGAAAATGCGCAGGTAGGTTTGGGTTATCAGATTTACGAAAAAGCGTCGGGCGGTATTACTACTAACGAGAGAATAGAACTGCAGCAAGGCTTTACCTCTGACAGCAGTGTGTGGGCTATTCGGCACTATAAAACTAATGTCAATCAACCCGAATTACTTATAGCTATTGACAGTTTCGGTACTATGAAGTTAAAAAAATATCCCAATAACATAGCACAGGATAGCGTTTTGTCCACTGACGCATTCGGTAAAGTGAAGATGAAATATGTAGGCGTTGCTGGCGCAGTATGGGATAGCACTAAAATAAAAGACAGCGTAATTCTTAACAGACTATTCCCTTTGCAGGCAGCTAACTATTATATCAATGGTAGTGGATCAGATAGAAGGCATACCGTTTTCAATACAGATACCGCTTCATATGTGCCCTATTATGTTTTAGGACATGCAGGGGGCGCAGATACGACTAAGCAAAGCTGGACCATAGGCTTGCGCGGGGTGGGCGGTGGTGGTCCTACATATGCGGGGAATGTATTAACGTGGAGATCTTACACGACAGCTGGGGCTTTTCTGGGGGACAGAATGGAACTTACCCGGGGTGGCTCACTAACGGCTGTTAATTTAACTGCGGGATTTACTGGATTTACAGGAGTCATAGGTAGTAATGTTATCAGGGCAGTAGGCGACATAGGAACAACTGGTGATGTAAATGTAAACGGGGCAATTAATCAACGTGGAGCATTAGTGCAATCCGGTACAACTACGGTCACTGGTAATTATACTGTACTTTCAACGAACCTATTTATAAATGTAAATAATACTGCCAATTGTACTATTACCATACCTGCGGCTAACATAAATCCGGGATTAGATGGGCGGGTATTGCACATTAAGAAAACTATAAATAATGCATTCACAGTTACGATAGTTGTATCTGGTGGAACCCAAACGATAGACGGGGCATCAAACTATATTCTATCCGATTTTAACGCTTCTGTTACCTTACATGATGATGGCGCAGCTTATTTTTCTTACCCTGGCAGTCTGGCCCTTTCAGGATCATACATTCAAAACCAAACTGCAAGTCCGCAAACGGCAGGGTTTAATATAACCGGAGACGGCACTGTAGGAGGCATATTAACTGCGGGAACAGTATACGCTCAGAATGCGCTGATAGTAGATGCAGGAACACAGCAGAAAGTAAATACTGTTACCACAAATACCACATTAACGAGTGCCTATAGTACGTTACTGGTTAATAATTCCGGATCAGTTACCCTGTCATTACCCGATGCGGGAACGAATAACGGAAGGATATATCGCATTAAGAAGATAAGCGCGGCATTAAATGACGTTGTGATAGATGGTAACGCGTCTGAAACAATTGACGGTAATTTAACTGTTACGTTAACGCTTCAGTGGTCCTCTATCGATGTTCAATCTAACGGTTCAGGATGGTTCATTGTCGCGTCTTATGTAGCTGCAACAACTCTATAACACTTAATACCTTATACCATGGCAAGAGTTGGATTAAACAACATCAATCATAGCAGCCCTAAATGGCTGGTAAACTTAACAGGAGCCCTGGCAATACTTACGCCTATACTGCCTACCTTCATTCAATCAATGCCTGGATCTGTCTCGGCAGATACTAAAGAATGGATCCTCTGGTGTATGTCAGTAGTAACAGGATTGTCCGCAGCAATAACAATGCTTTCTAAATCAAATAAAATAGTAACGAAATGATTGAACCTGAAGATTTACCCGTAGAAAACCCAGAAGTCACGGCTGAAGATATCGCAGCCGCAGACAATGCTGTTGGACCTACTCCGCCACCTCCGATTGTTGGTCCCAGACCTGACGACCGTTGATTGATCAGGCAGTTTTGAAATTAGTATCATTGGTGTTATACGTTCTTACGTATAACACCTGGTACCTGCTTTTAAGTGAATACCATATTAAAGGAGTATTCTATAAAGGTACAGCCCTTGCATGCCTTATCACTTATGCGGCTTTCTCGCTGCCTATTAAGTATGTTAAACTAAATGAGAAGCTAAACATTATCGCCATTCTATTAGCCCTCAGTAATTTATTGGACGAATTATTTTTCGATCCCCGCGCGTTCCAGTGGAACGAATACCTTGCAGCAATTCTCATTATAACTTTAGTAATAGGTGGCAAATCAGATTCAACAGATAAAAGAGTTTATTAGATTTCTGGTACGGAATAAAAAAGTGATGGGCAGCATTACCGGCATACTGTTTGGGGCATTCAGGTATATGGCGTATCAGGTAGAGTATAACAAAGGAGGATGGAAAGAGGAAAGACTGTTACGTCAGGCCGATAATATCAGGTGCTGGGAAGAGAGGGCCAGCTGGAAAAGTCAGGATAGTATCAGGAGTCAACAGATATGGGACAAAGCTTTTAATAGTGCCAGGGAAAGGATTCTACAACCTACCTTGGACAGTATACGAAATTTATGAAATATTTATTCGTTGTTGCTTTTCTAAGCATCACTATAATGGCCTCTTCGGGGCTCAAGAAGCCTGTTCTTACCTGGCGTGAACTAAGAGCACAGCAGCAGGCCGATAGCGCCGTATATCAAGCCGTGATCGTGCTGGACAGCATGTATAAGGCTAAAGGACTAAAATAAATTTGGCCGACTTAATAATTTAGCTATCTTTGGTATAAATTATACCAAATGATTGCCGATAACAAATATCCCTATGGCTGGGAGCCAGACGGACCGGATAAAAGTTTCTTTACTTTCGCTGTTATACTCTCCTTAATAGCTATAGGTATATTGATCGTTACCTTTGCTGCCTGTCGTACAACTAAAACTTCTGAACAGAAACAGTATGAAGCCACTCAAAAAGAACTCATTACCCTGCAAGCCTTGCGTACTAAATACCCATGTGACACATCCTCGCGTATCGTTAATGTTACAGATACGGCTATCATCTTTACCGCTGATACCTCATACGTTCCCCGTTTACAGGCTGGGCAAGTGGATACAGTCTACATCACCCGATACAAAACTATAACCCATAATGTGGACCATATTATCAAAGTTATTGACATGGCAGCGTTACAAGCCTCGCGGGATAGTGCTGTTCAATCTATGTATCTTTTTAATCAGTGTGCAGAGGGCGTGGCTCCGATTGATAGAGAGAACACTAAACTGAAGCAGCAGGTTGCTTCTTTAGGTAAATGGAGGACAGGAGTTCTAATAGGTATCGTAATCGCCACTATTGCCGGACTTTGCACCGTAGTATTCGCCATTAAAAAAATCGTACCATGAATTTAGACAGAACAGGAATTAACTTTCTTAAGCAAGTAGAAGGATTTCGCAACCGAGCATATTTGGACATCAAGGGTATAGCCACTATTGGCTACGGCACTACTGTATATCCAAGTGGTAGAGAAGTAAAAATAGGTGATATATGCGTACCTGAAATGGCAGAAGCCTACATGTTGCACGATTTGGATATCTTCGAAGCTGCGGTAAATAGTGTACTCGATACAGATCCCATATATAACGCTCAGGGCGAATTACTCGCTCATTCGCCTACCCAAAATATGTATAACGCTTTAGTTGCCCTCTGCTATAATATAGGAGAGAAGGCTTTTAAAAGGAGTACAGTTCTGAGACGCGTTAATGCCTTCACCCGGATTGATCGCCGGTCCATTGAGATCTCTTTCATGATGTGGAACCAGATTACGGTTATCCGTGAAGGCGTCGCACGAAAAGAGGTTTCGCCTGGTCTCGCAATGCGGCGCAAAAAAGAAATCGAATTATATTTCTCATAGGAATAGTTTAGGGAACTAGATAAGGCGGGGGTTTATACCCCTGCTTTTTAAAATTTATTTGTTTGTCTCAGACAAAATATTTAACTTCACTGAGTCAATAACAAATGACACTAAATATATGGAAGACGCACAGACTATAGCAATTCATGAATCAGAGGACAGTTACAAAATCCTGCGATTCGTAGATATCGCTACCCTTTCAATGGCTGTTCAACAGCTTATACTGAATGGCTCAGTATATGGATTACACGAGGATCCACTAGGCAATGTTATCTGTGTCGATAACGACCGTAACAGGTATCCTGCACACGATTAACGAACAATAGCCCGTGTAAGAGCGGGCTATTTCAAATATTTTCATTGTTGCACACCCGCTACTGTGCTTTTCTAATCGTAACGATTCATTACCGGGGGCGGTTCCATTCATGGACAGCTAAAAAAATGGGAATACCGCATTAGTTTTTTAACATTCAAACGAACAATCATGACAATCCCAGAACTCATATACAAACATAAATGTAATATACTTTCCGTCGCCAAAATATACGGCGCACTGAAGATCACCGCCCATAGTTGGGATGTCGGCATAAGCACTATAAATACGAACGGAGATTTCTTGTTGTACTTAACCGCAGAGCAGGAAGAGACAGCAGGATATGATTTTTATAAATCTCATATCCTAAACGAGACATTTAATATACTGAAATCCGATAACCCCGAATTATTCGATTGATATGCAAACCAAATTCATAGTAGCGAAATCCAAACATGGTACTACAGATAAAGAAATCGCGAAGGCTAAAAGGGTTTACCACTTAACCGTTTTATCGAACCCTCGTTTAGCACGTCGGTTTGTAAAGCTGGCCTTCATAAAAGCGATAGGGGTATTCTATAGAGACGTTGATACAGATCTACTTCTATTCAAAGCTGACATATCACTTGCTTACGGGCATAAAATAATACCATGAAACTTAATACCTTTGACCGTTTGCGGCTACGTAGATTGCTTATACAATACCGAACGTTATATTTAGTAGAGTCTCCTGGCTGTAGAGGTGCTTTAGTCGTCGTGCTTCTGCCTATTCAGGGCATAAGATTTAGGCTAATAGCAAAATAGATTTGTTTGTCTGAGACAAACGATTTACCTTTATTAAACAATCAAACAGAAACACTTTTTATGAACGAAAGAAAAGCATATCCAAGAGGTGAAGATGACGAAACCTTGCCGCTTCCCGTACCCGCTACTCAAAATAACCGATTCAGCGCACTATATGAAACATTTTACGCTATACCTGTCGGTAATGTAGTGTGGGTACTGCATAATTCTTTTATACAGAAAGGTCTGATAGAAGGCAAGAAAATAACTATTATCGAATCGAGAGGGCTCCGCAAAAATAAAGGTCAAATAGAAGTGAGCACTTCCCTGGAAATGACTATTAAGATAGTAGCCAATCCCGCTGTAGAGGGTTTTACGTATCTGGAGATCACTGATGGACCTATCGCTCTCACTAAGGAAGATCTTATCAAGCTAATAACACTCGCATAATGGTACAGTCCTTATTACTTATATTGGCAGGAGCATATCTATTGCTTGCTTATCTGCCTTATCGCATGGCACGCAAGGAAATGAACTTTACTCGTTTTTCTGCCTCGATCATTGCTTTAATATCTCCTATATTGGTTATTGTGGTACTAGCATTAAGGGGTAAAGCCTTAAAGAGAGTGTCAGATTTTATGGATAAGTGGCTACCCATGTATACTGTGAAAAAGAAAAACGACGATTAATTTTGGTATCTAATATATCTTTCCTATCTTTGAATCTGAGGTTGTTTTAAGTATAGACAGGTATGGCAACCACCTGGGTGCAACGGGCTATTACAGGAAATATGTCAGTCTGGTCAGACGGCTTGCCTTGGATGCAAGAGGCCGCAGGTTCGAATCCTGCTTTCCTGACAGAGAACGGCCAAATGGGTGTTACTTCTAAACAATTGGTGTATCACATCTATCATTGCCGTTCCTGAATTATTAATAGCCAGCCTGGGCGGAGATACTGCTTCGAACGTCGTCCGGCACATCTTGGATGTGGGTAGCATAAAGGTAAATGCGCCGCCCGCGCTGGGTAAAATTATTAGCTGGTGAATTCCGATACCCGTTTGCAGGATGGGATAGTCTTAGCTAACCAGTTAAATGGTCGCTGCAGTAGCTTCAGTGGTAGAGCAGGTTATTCCGTTGTCAGTGGTTCGAATCCTCTCTGCAGCACAATAACAGATAATATGCACGTATTAAAGCGAAGTTAGCCCTGCCATGGCGGTAAACTGGCACTATAATATTTGCAGTACTATGCACATTTTTACATCGATGGTTTGTTGAGTAACAGCAGGTTTTGCCACCTGCTGTTATAAAAAATATTGAATATGCCTTTAACACCTGGAACAAGAGTTATTTTACAACCGTGGATCGCTGAATCATGCCCTCCGTGCGATGTGGAGCCTGTGGTATACACTGAGGCAGTAGGTAAAAGATATACTGTACAAACTACTAACCCGCGAGAATACGACGGCGTTATATATCAAGTGCTGCAGTTGCAGAGAATAAATAACACTGATCCAGGTCCTGTTATCGATTGGCCTGAATCAGCAGTTAAGCTGGCATTCGGTGGAATCGCTAGTATATACAACGATGATACAGAACAGATGTCGGAGAAAGATAGTTGACGTTGAAAGCCCTGATATCTAGTACTATCAGGTTCGTTAATCAGATAGACACTGAGGTGTGTATTGCGTGGAAAGACAAGGTGATCCTTCCTGACGGCGGAGAAAAGAACCGTATAGTTATTAAGCTGCATAGTTATAATTCGTGCATGAGTGATATGTACGTTTATTATGCAGCTTTTTCTTCAGGCAACATTTTCAGGATCTTCTTAAAGAAAGTATTACACAGATAACGAAATGTATCCATAGCATCGGCCTGCATACTCTCGTTCTTACGATTAGTCTTATCTATCGTACCGTCAGCCAGCATAGATACGTTCTCCATATCGAATTTCATAGCCTTACACTTCTCGCTGTCGAACTTCACATCCATTAAGGCAAGCACTGCATTCACCACTACCTGGTTATCTTCTATTTTAGGGTTTTTTGTAGGTACCTTAAACTGAGTACCCGATAAGTTCATCTGAACCTTTATGATTTTATAGTAGTTCAACCCATCCTCTACCATAGCAGTGGAAGCTGTACCGCTCGCATCTCCTGTAACGATCCATAGTGCGCCCGGATAATTCAGCTTTAGGTAGGTACATAACTTGTAGATATCGCTGTTTGCTAATTTAACGACCTCTAAGCCCCTTATTTTATCTCCGGGCAATACTTGATACACTGAAGCGCATATAGGGTTCCTGTTGAAGTCGAAAGAGGCATACAAGGGCAATCCCAGCGTACGGGTTACAGTACCCATGTGCTTAGCTGCATCCCAGGCATAGGCAAATGGCGATTCATTGGCCTTATTGCCCCATTTACCGAGGGTGAATACGTTGTAGTAGTGAGGGTTGATCTTTTCCCATAATTCCAGCAATGCCCTTCGCTGATCCGGGCAATACTTGTTATCGTCATATGTAGTATGGGTACTGGTATAGGTAATGGGAACCACCTTAGTTACACCTTTAACCTTGATAGGAACCATTGCTGTAGAAACGAAGTTGTTATATAGATCTTTATCTGCGAAATAGTTCTTATATAGCCAGAAGTCTTCATATGAGCCAATAGCCTCAGGATTGAAACTAAACCACTGCTGTATTTTACTGGAGAACCTGCGACCACGCAACGTGCTACTCACAATTGTATAATCGTCGAGAGTGAGTTGATTACCTTCTTCGAACCACGCATGCGTAGGATTGGTTATAGATTTCACCTTGCCGGCATTATCGCATCCTCTCGCCATGAAGCTATTCCCGTTAACACACTGTATGCGGAGTGGATCTTTCGTAAACTTGAATAGCTTCTGCAGCCCCCAATCCTCTACCACGTCCTTGATCATCTGATACTGGCTATCCTCGATGCTCGCGTAGGTTTTACGCACCAGAATACACCTGAATTGCTTCAATTGGAGGCAATCGGTGATCATTTTCTGGGCTATGAAGAAAGATTTACCGCTATCACGACCACCCCAGAGAAAGTTAATGTCTGCTGTCGAATTTATGAGATGGTGATATACCTAGGTAGGCTTTCTCTTAGGTATGCGGACTTCTACGTTCATTTAATGTTACATAAATTCGTCAGGCGTAATATCCTCGAAATTAACTGTTTCTATATCGTCGTCGCTTTCTTCTTCCTCTGGTTCCTCACCGTCGAATATCTGCACTGTGATAGTTTCCTTAATCACTGCATCTACTTCAGTAGGAATGAATTTCGAAGCCAGCTTATAAAACTCAGTGGGCTCGCGATTAGCCCATTCGAGCAGGTTATTAACTGGATCACTCTGCAGATCATGAAATACCTGCATGAAGGTATTTTTAATCAAAGCAGTTACCTTATTTTGAGTACCCTTTGGCCGTCCTAAAGGTTTTCTGAAGCCTGGATCATGGCCAAAGCTGCCAGAGTTCAGCTTCTCTTGATTTCCCATATTCACCCGTTTAAAAAATTATACCGATCGGTATATCGGGAAATTCCGATATCCTTTTAAGGAATGTCCAGCCCTAAAGAGAGCCGGAAGCCTGATATGAGTAAAACTCCATATTACTTATTCACTATCAAAGATACTTAAACTATCTGTAATAATTCCTTTCTCACCCGGTTAATTATAGCTTTCGTTCCCTCGAATAGCCTATTCTGACCAGCATCCTTATCTGTGAGCCTATCCCAAACTATCATATCCATTGTGCCCGCAATAAGCAGATGATGTACAATAACTGCATTCAGTTGTCCCTGGCGGTGCAGACGTTTATTCAATTGCTGATATAATTCCAGGCTCCATATCATGCTGAACCAGACAATTGTATTACCTCCTGTCTGTAGGTTCAATCCATGTCCCGCGCTTGCAGGATGGATGAACCCTATATCTATAGATCCCGCATTCCAGTCTTCAAAGTCTTTATTGGTCTTAAGGACTCTACCTTTAGAAAAACGCCTCTTCAACCTGGCCAAATCGTGCTGAAACCAATAGGCAACCAGCACAGAACCGGTAGATACATCAATTATCTCTTCCAGAGCATCCAGTTTGGCGTTATGAATCTCTTTATACAAAGGGGCTGCATTCTCCTGCTGGACATAGAGCGCACCATTCGCAAACTGAATCAGTTTTCCAGCCAATACGGCTGCATTTACGGCAGTTATCTGTTCTCCCTCCAGTTCAAGTACGCAATCCCTCTCAAAATCGCTGTATTGCTTCCGCAGGGCCTCAGAAAAGGGTACTTCAACTATCCTGTCTATCCGTTCAGGTAAATTCAGGTAATCCTCACTTTTCATACTGATGCAGATATCAGCTATTTTCGAATAGATCTCTTTTTCATAGATGTCCGTACCGAGAAGTTTAATTATGGGATCCAGTTCATCTTTCTTCCGCTTACCCTTCAAAGTGTAGTTGTATACGACATGCCCTTTGCCTTGTCCAGGGTTAAAATAGGTATCTGTATAAGCTGCCATACTCTTACCCAATCTTTCACCCCTATCCAGTAAGTAAAGTTGGCTCCATAGATCCCGTAAACCGTTAGGCTGTGGCGTTCCCGTTAATCCTACAATCCTGCTGATCAGGGGAAGAATGACTTTCAATGCCTTAAATCTGGCTGAGGTTGGACTTTTAAAACTCGACAACTCATCGATCACCAGCATATCAAAGGGGAAAGAGCCTTTCAGTTGGCCCATTAGCCAAACTACGTTCTCCCGGTTGATTATGTATATGTGTGCTTTTTCTGCAAGGGCTTTTTTCCGTTGCTTCTCTGTACCTAACACTTTAGATATCTTTAGGTGCCTTAAATGGTCCCATTTATCCCGCTCCGCAGTCCAAACCATATCAGCCACTCTCAGGGGGGCTATCACCAGTACTTTTGTTATCTCACCTATATCCAAAAGATCGCTGATAGCCGTAAGGGTGGGAGCAGTTTTTCCCAGACCCATTTCTAAAAACAGAGCGCAATATGGATTACCGAGAATATGTTCCTTACTTACTTCCTGATACTCATGAGGCTTATACTGCATATTGATCCTTTATTTTGTCTGGTACCTTCCAATTGGCCAATCCTATATAAATGTAAAATAGTTCTAACAAATCAGGCGTGTTACCCCAGAATACGTTGCAACCTAATTTAGA